TCCGATCACTGGTCAGGCTGTGGGCACTGTTGCTGACCCTCGTCAGTTCTATAACAGCGACTACATCTGGCGCACCTGGGGCGCTATGGGCCTGATGGTCAAGCAGGATATCAACCTCAAACATGGCGTGCTCTTCGCGAGCAGCTAAGGAGAAAAAGAATGGCACTGGTAGAAATCACGGCAGGTAACGTCTTCGCCGGTGCCAACCTCCGCAAACTGGAGGTTGGTGCGGTAGTAGAAGTCGACGATGCGACGGCTGCTCGCTGGAAAGCGTCTGGCAAAGCAAAGGACACTGACAAGAAGAAGGGCGAAAAGTTGATGTTTGAGGTGGCAACTCCTACTGCCCCGTCTGCTGACTTGTCTGGCCTGCAAAAGCAACTCGCCGACGCGCTGGAGCAGAACCAAAAGCTAATCGCCGATGGTGAAGCAAAAGACAAGGCTCACGCCGACGCGCTGGCAGCAGAAACAAAACGCGCAGATGAAGCAGAAGCCGCACTCGCGGAATCAATCAAAAAGGCGAAATAACCATGGCTGACCCAATCACAGCGGCAGACGTGCAGGCGTTCCTCGGTGAATTGGGTTACTCCATTCCGGGCGCGCTGCTGGATCCGATTCTCTGCGTGGTGAACAAAATCATCCCATGCCTCGACGGGGCCGGGTATGACGAGTGCACCGCGAAGCTGATCCTGATGTATGCCGCCGCGCTTATGGCTACGTCGTCCGGGGCTCGCCGCATCAAATCACAGGGTGCGCCGTCTGGCGCGTCCCGCTCGTTTGAATATGGAGACGACGGCATCACCTGGCTGCGTGACTCGCTGGCCCGTCTCGATACCAGCGGATGCACAGGCGAATTGCCAATCAGCGCGGGTAACAGTGTCGGGTTCTTTGATGTGGTCGGGGGCTGCTGATGACGTACAAATCAGTGAAGCACGGCCTGCCGCGCTCATTTACCCGCGTCTGGGTGATGACCGACACCGGGCGGGAGACGACCGGCTACGTAAAATCAGACGGCGAGTGGTTCATCAACTGCCCGCGCATCCGGGCGACTGGCGCTAAGGTGCTGCGCTGGAAGGAGGGCTGATGTCGTCTACTGCTTCATGGTCATACAACAAGCCGTGCACGATATGGCGTAAGGGCGCAGGCGGTAATGACGAGTGGGGCGATCCTGTCGACCCATACGAACCGCCTGAAACTATCATGTGCGACTACATCGGCGGCCTGTCTGCAAAGTTCGGCTCCATCGGTAAAGAGGTTGTAGTAAAAAACACCTTCTTCACGGCTTACGCTCTGGCCGATGAGGGCGATTACATCCTGATTGGTGTGAGCACTGAACCAGACCCGGTCGTTGCGGGTGCCGATGAGGTTCGTCACGTGACGCGCTGGAACGACACTCTCGACGGTCTGGAAGATGACTGGGCGATTATTACGGGAGTGTAGCCATGGGCATCAAAGTGAAGGGCATCAGCCAGGCGAAGAAGCACCTGAATGAGGTCATTAACGACGTTAAGGGGCGCAAGGTAATTCGCGCGCTGCAGTCGGCGATGATGCTTATCGGTACCCGGGCGGCATATTACACCCCGATCGACAGCTCAACGCTGATTAACAGCCAGTTTCGGGAAATCGATGCTGGCGGCGTGCTCATCACCGGAAGAGTCGGTTACTCGGCCAACTATGCCGCGTACGTGCATGAAGCGTCAGGCAAACTGAAAGGTCAGCCGCGCGCGCACTTCGGTATAACCAGCAACCGATCTGAGTTCGGTCCGCAGAAACCGAAAGAGTTCGGCGGCGGTACCGGAAAGGGCAACTACTGGGATCCGCATGGTGAGCCTCAGTTCCTTACCAAAGGCGCCAATGACGAGCGTGATAACGTTGACGCGGTGATGCGCAAGGAGATGTCGCTATGACACCGATGATGCATGAGCGGGTGCGAAACATGTTCGGCGATGCCGGGTTAACGACCGGCTTCACGGTGCAGCAGTTGATGTACGACGACCCTGGAGACCTGTCGAAGGCAATAATGGTATTCAGGCCAAACGGCGGGTCAAATATCCGCACCGATCTCGGTTCTGAGTACCACGTCCTCGTCGACGTCGTAGGCGCGAAAGATAAGCGCAAAGACGCGCTCAACGCTGTGCAGCGCATCGTCGACTACGTCCAGGCCAACCCCATGGCAGACGAGTGCGTCGGTTACATCCAGAACATGGGCGCAATTCCCGCGCCGGTGCTCACAGAAGAAGGGCGAATAGTCTTCCGACTCCAGTTCGCCTGCACTTACGGCGAATAGCCATCCCAACCAAATAACCCGCTCCGGCGGGTTTTCTTTTATACGTCAAAGAGGAGTTTCACATGGCTAATTGCCAGAACTCGAACGAGCGCCTGTTCGGCGGTGCGGTCGTGCTGGAAGTCGCCGATGGCTGCCCGGATGTCAAGCCACTCGAAGGTGAGTGGATGGCGCTGGCCGCTGGTACGTCGAAGGGCTTCGACTTCAACCCGAACTCGGTTACCTCTGATGCGGATGACGGCGGCGGCTATGTCGAGACCATCATCACCAACAGTGATTTCACCCTGAGCTTTGAAGGTGAAGTGCGCAAGAAGGACAAGCTGGATCAGTACGGCGTCGGCAAATTCATCAAGTATTTCGCTGATGAACTGAAGGCCAAGCGCCAGCCTGGGATCTGGGTGCGTATGGACTACGGCCCGGTCGAATTCGTCGGCTACATGAACATCACGGCGCTGAGCTCTGACGGCGGCACCAACGACATCGTCACGTTCTCTACCGAGTTCAAAGTCGGCGATGCAACCACCATCGAAGTGAACGAGCTGACTGCTGTAGCGGTGACTGGCGTAACGGTAACTCCGGCTACCAGCACCGGCACGGCAGGCGGTACCAGCACATTCACGGTGAATATCGCACCAACCGGCGCAACCAACAAAGACTTCACTGTAGCGACTACAGATGCGACCAAAGCAACGGCCACTGCCTCAGGTAACACCGTTACCGTGACGCGTGTCGCCACCGGCAGCGCGCAGATCATCGTCAACACCGAAGACGGCAACTTTGTGGCTGTGCATACGGTTACCGTTACCTAACGGACATTCCAAAGGGCGGCGTGCTGCCCTTGATAATGACCGTTTACTGGAAGGCCTATGACCGCTTTAACCGATATTGGCGAAATCTCTATCAGCGACAGCCGCGAAGGCGGGAAAGATTACCTGTTGCGACCTTCATTTGAGGCTATGACCAGGATCGGCACTCCGGAAGAGATTGTGCAGGCGTACGCCACCATCCACGGCAATGACGTTGCTCAGTTGATTGAGGTGTGCGCTGGCACGCTGGGGCGCTTTCCTGAATGGCTATCTCCTTCTTTCAACCGCGCCGCTGAGAAACTTTTATCTACGTGCATGCTGGTGCTGCAATCGTGCTGCGAGGACGACCTGACGCCAATGATAGGAGAGTGGAAGGGGTGGCGACACTGTGTCGTATACCGACCAGGAAGATTACCAAAGAACGACATCATCGTGCTGGCGCAGCACCTCATGCAGCACGGCATCGTCGGAAAAGCCAAGGTTCGCCAGTTGCAGCGCCATGAAACAGGCGAGAAGACAACCGAGTTTAGGGCGCTGGATTACGTCGTCGCCGCGCAAGCTCATTTTCGGATGAGCGAGGTCGAGGCGGTCAGGCTGACAATGACAAAATTTCAGATGTTGCTAGCGGCAAAATATCCGGATCAGAAAGGTTTCACTCGCGAAGAGTACGACAGCATCGCAGACGAATACCTGGCTAAACAGGCCGCACGCAGGGCAAAGGAAAAGCAATAACCGGAGAATGACATGGCAGGTGAGAAGAACGCCGGTAGCATCGTTTATGAAGTCAGCGCCAATATTGAGCCTCTGTTACAAGGCGGCAAACAGGCCATTGATGCCCTGGATAAACTGGATGCTGCGGCCCAGCAATCCGGTAAGGGAATGGATAACCTCGACCAGAGTACGTCTCAAACTGGATCTGCGTTTACTGAACTGGCCGGTTATGCCAACTCCATGGATAACCAGCTGCGCAAGCTGAACACCAATGTGAGTGGCATTGCCCGTGCAATGGAAGAGGCCCGTAGCGGTACCGGCGGCGCGAGTAGCGAATTCAGCCGTGCAGAATCAATCATCGAGGCGCTGGGTAACCAGTTGGCTGTGCTGGATGAAGCGCAGGAGAACGGAGCGCGCAGTGCGGCTGTTCTTGCTGCACAGCTCCGCGCCGGGTCGAAAGCGACAGACGAAGAAAAACAGAAGATCGGCGAATTGACCGGTCGCCTGTATGACATGAAGACTGGCGCTGAGGGTGGCGCAAAAGGCACTGGCAGCTGGAAGAGCAGCATGCAGCAGGCCGGTTATCAGGTTCAGGACTTCATCGTGCAGGTGCAGGGTGGGCAGTCGGCTCTGGTGGCCTTCGCACAGCAGGGTTCACAACTCGCTGGCGCGTTTGGTCCGGGCGGCGCGGTAGTTGGCGCAGTGATCGCGTTGAGTTCTGTCATCGCTGGCGTGCTGATTACATCGCTTAATGGTGGAAAGAACGCCATGGACGCGCTGAAAGATGCAGCCGAAGCGATGGATAAGGTGATCACCATTTCCCAAAATGGCGTGGCCGCACTGTCTGATAAGTACGCACTTCTCGCGAAAACGAATACCGAAGTAGCAACGCTGATGCGTAACCAGGCGTTGCTGGAATACAACGAGGCTATCAACAAGATACCGAAGGCGATTAGCGATGCTTCGAGCTCGTTACTTTCCTTCGGTGACAAGGCGCTTTCTGCATTTTCCGGTGGCTATGCTTCAGTCGATGGTTTTAACGATCGCCTGGCTACTCTGGAAATCACCACGGATAACTATTCCGATGCGATGAAGCAGGCTTATGGGGCAGGTCAGGCGTTCCAGGCTACAGCGAACAGCATTGGCAATACGGTTGGCGCTGTGGCGGATAAGTTCGGCATTACCGAGCAGAAAGCTTTCGAACTGAGCAAGCAGCTTTCAGATATTGCCAAAAACCCATCGCCAGAGGCTTTACAGCGTTTGGCTACAGAGTTGCAGAACACGCAGAGCTCTACTGAAAAGGGGCAAACTGCGCTCACAGCGTTCGTTGGTAAGTTGGTAGAACTTTCTCGTGAGGCGGTAATCGCCAAAGGCAACGTCGCGGCGCTCAAGCAAGAGACAGACAATCTAACCAGCGGCCAGAAGAACCTGATCAAGCAGTCAGAACGTAATCTGGCACTGTCTAAGCTCCAGGGGGAGGCCCGCGCGCGGTTGCAGGCACAATACGCTGCCGAAGATGCAGGATTTGCTAAGAATGATCCACACACCAAGCAGATGCAGGACGATGCTGCTGCCACGTTCAAAAACACGCAGGCGCAAAAAACACTTCAGTCAGAGCAAAAGAAAGGCGCCTCCCAGGCTGATTCTATTGCTCAGAAACTTGCTAACCTCAAACAGCAATCAGAGCTTGCTGCTGACTCCACAAGCAAACTAAGCCGTGAACAGGCGATCCTGAATGCGCAGCAGTCCCTTGGTAAAGGTGCAACGAAAGAGCAGATCGCACTGGCCGGACAGTATGCGGCAACAAAATGGGATACGGCCAATGCTATCAAGGCAGAGGCTGCAGCTCAGAAGC